AAAAAAGGAGGTTATTTTTGGGAAAGTAAAGAAGTAAAGGAAGAAAAGAAAGCAAAAAAAATTGCGGCACGAGAAGCATTCGAAAAAGAAAAACAAGAAAGAAGGAAAGTAAGACGAGAAGCAGTAGATAGTTTTGTAAAAAACCTTAATGAAGCAAAAAAAAAACGGAAAGCAAAAGCAGAAGACGACACACAAATGGCGAAATCAGAAGATAATACACAAATGGCCATGGAAGAAGGAGAACCTGCAATTGAAGGAGGAATTTTTGGTTTTAGTGCCGAAGAAAAAGCACGGAAACAGGCATATAATGAAAGAAAGGCCGCTTATGGAAGAGAACATCACGGAAGCACGGCTGATTATGTTTTTAGTAAATCCGTAAGAAAAAAATTTGATAAAGAATATGATGCGAAAAAGAATAAAGCACAACAAAGCGAAACAGCACCAAAAGCAATTGAAAGCGCACAACAAGGAGTAGAAGAAGAAGCTGATCTGGCAATTGAAGGCGGAAAATTAACAAAAGAAGGATTAGCACAATTAAGCAAAAAGGAGTTACATGCTTTAAACAAGAAATATAGTAAAGCGTTTAAAGGTCAATTTTCAAAAAAACACAAGAAAAAAGGCGGAGGAATTGAAATGTTTGGGAAATTGTTATGGAGTGGCTTATCAAATGCGCCAGAAGAAATAAGAATTCAACAAGAAGCTGGAAAAGTTTTAAATGGGGTTAAAGTCTGGCACCTTCCTTTTTGGAAGCCAGCCGACCATATAACAGAACAACAAGCAAGGGAAATGGTTGAAGCCAGAGCAAAAGAATTAGGAATAGAAGCATTACGAGACAAAATGAGCAAAGAGGTTGGTTTTGATGTAAGACAAATGGATAATAATAAAGCATTAGGTTTAGCATTTAGCTCTGCTTTGGATGGGTTAAGTTATACACCATTAGGAGTAGGAGCATCAGTAGCATCATCAGTAGCATCACAAGTTTTAGACCCTAACTTAAAACCATTAGAGGAAAAAGAAGAAGAAAAAGAAGGAGGTGGGTTTTATTACTTAAAAGAAATAGCAGAGCCAACCAATCCAATATTTAAATATAAGAAAACTTTTGAAATACCGACTTTTATTGATCCAGAAACAGAATTCTTATTACTTAATTGATTTTTGTTATATTTTTTTATTAAAATAAAAATATATAATAAATGAGTTTAAGCGGAAGAGGAAGACTGCCTTTAACTAGAACACTAGCAGAATTAGAAGATTTATTTAAAAAGTATGAAAAAGCGTATAATAAAATAGATCATGAAGCTTATGCAAAATATAAAAAAGATGTAGATATAAAAGGTAATTGGGCTATCGAAACAAAAATTCATAATTATAATTATACTAAACGAAGGATTGAACATTATAAGAAACATGGAACTGATTTACTAGAAACCAAAAAAAACATAATATATTATTCAAAAGATAAAAAGAAAGTGGAAGGTACTAAATACGAAGGCACAACATCACAAAAGCCATTTTTAACAAAAAAAGTTGTTGAAGATGAAAAGGTTAAAAAACAACGAGTTAGAAAGGTGTTAACAAATGAGGAAAAAATACAAGCAAAAGAAGCACGAAGAGTTAAAAAACTTGACAAAAAAGAGCTAATGTATTTAGAAGGTAAATTAGAAATGGGGGAAAAATTAACAAATAATGAAAAGCAACGATTAAAATCAATACAAGAAAATTTTATTGAATTAAGTGAAGAAAAAAAGCAACAATTAATAAAAAAGAAAGAGGAAGCAAGAGTAAAAAAAATTGATACAAAATATGAGAAAATGAAAGCATATATAACTGAAGCTAATAAACGTATAAAAAAAGAGGATAGTCAAGAGCAAGAAGAAGAAGAAGAAGAAGAAGAGCAAATAATGCAACCTCTAATAGAAGATGTTTTAGGATTTAAAGCGGAAGAAGTTAAACCAATTAAATTATTAGAAGTGCCGAAAGTAGTTAAACGCATTAAAAAAGTTGAAGAATTGAAACGCTTATTTAATAAATTAAAGGATTACGATGAAGCTGTAAAATTACATGAAGCACGGATTAAATTTATTGATAAAACAAGGTTAAAATTAGCAAAGCAAAAAGGTAATAAAAATATAATTGAGGAAATAGATAAAGAACGCGATTTACACACTAAATTGTTGAATAATGCTGTCGACATGCAAGAAAATATGAGAAATACAATTCATGCTGAAGATTTAAAATTATATAGAAGATATATAAAAAATCCTGATTATTTTGAGGAAGAACCAAAACCAAAACCTCAAAAGGCTAAACCTAATGAAGCATCAAAATCTTATGTTGAAGAAATTGCGGAGCCGACTAATCCTATTTATTTAGTAAAACCGGCTGAAAAAATACCTGAATATGTCCAACCTGAAGAAAGTTATTTAGAAGAAGAAGATGAAGAAGATGAAGAAGAAGGTACCTCTATTTTTGACACTAACGCTTATTTAAATTTTATTGAAAAAACACCATTTAGACATGATATTATATTTAGACAATTAGAACAAGATTATAGTTATGAAGATGTTAAAAAAGCATTTATTTATTTAAATATACCGGTTGATGTAGATATATTTTATAGGTTTAGAAGAAAATATGACCGGGATTATGAAATAAGAATGGGACAAGTAAGATCTAATGTATTTGATTTTAAATCAAAAGAAAATAAAAAATTTATTAAACAAGTAAATGAAGAAGTTGGCTTAATGTTAAAAGTATTATATTTATTAAAAAATCCAAATTTAATTTAAAAAAATATAATAGTATATATATATAAAATGAGCTATATTAACAATTTTTATAATATTAACATGTTGCCAGATGATGAAATGAAACGGCGATTAAAAACCCCTTTAAGTGATGATGATATAGACAAATATTTTGATGGTCATAAAACGGAAATATTAAAATACAATGAATTAGAAAATTATAATTCTATTGATGAGTTACTGCCTAATCCATTTGATTATAAAATAATTCTTATTGAAACAAAACATAATAGGGGTCATTGGGTTTTGTTATTGAAATATAATAACACGTTGGAATATTTTAATTCTTATGGAGTTAATGCAGATATACAAAAAAACAGTTTAAACAAAATGATGAATAAATTATTAGGACAAAAAGAGGACTTTGTTACACGCTTAATAAGAAAATCAAAAAAAAAATATGTAATAAATAATATACCTTTTCAAAATAAAAATCCAGAAATAGCAACATGTGGCCGCTGGTGCATAATTAGAATAATAACAGCTCAAAAGACCGGAATGGATTTAACAGATTTTACAAAATATATATTAGGAAATTGTGATAAAATGAGAATTAGTCCAGACATGGTAGTTTGTATGTTTATTAATTAGAGTTAATATAATATAATAATAATAATATAGTATATTATAAATGGAAAAACCAAAGAAGGAAAAAAAAGACAGAAAAACATATATTAAAGATTACAACACCAAATATTACGAGGAACATAAAGAGGAAATATTAGTACAAAAAAAACAAACAAGACAAGAGCAACAAGATGAGGAATTACGAAAGGAATTGATTAAGTGGAAACAAGATAAGCTAAACGACCCACATGCTTTCGAGCCATTCTATTATGATAACATTTTAAATATAAAAAAAAAATAATATATATATATAAATATGTCAGGAGAAGATTATTGCTTTAATAATTTTTGCAAACTAGTAGGGGCAGGGATTATTGCACCATATGGGCGAATAGGTGGAAAATCAAAACTAAAAAAAACATTAATAACATACTTTCCGACAAATTATGAAGCAATGACTTATATAGAGCCTTTTTTTGGTGGAGGTAGTTTATATTTTTATAAAGAACCTTCTAAAAAGGAAGTTATAAATGATTTAGACAAAAATATTTATACTTTAATGAAAGGATTTAAAAAATATGATGGGGAGAAAATAAGCGAGACAATTAATGCAGATTATGATAAAGAGAGTTTTTATAAAATAAAAGATTTTAAACCTAAAACAGATTACGACAAATTTATACATATTTTATTATTAACAAAATTAAGTTTTTTTGGTGAAATGAAAACTTTCAGTAATCGGTATAAAATTGCAACTAATTATGGTAATAAATATACTGAAAGATTAAAGCATACTATTATATTGAATAAAGACTATAAAGAAGTTATAAAAAAATATGATAGCCCTAATAGTTTCTTTTATTTAGACCCTCCTTATAGTATGAGTGAAGACTATAAATATTACGAAAATCAGTATATTAATATAAATGAGTTATATGACTTATTAAAAAATATAAAAGGGAAATTCTTATTTAGTTATGATGATAATAAAGAAGCGATACAATTATTTAAGGATTTTAAAATTACAAATGTTGCAACACGTTATCAAGGAACTCAATATATAAAAACTAGAGAGAAAAAAGAAATAGTAATACAAAATTATTAAATAAAAAATAATATAATATATATATAAATAATGATTAGTTTAATTGGTATATATCCTAGCAACACAAAAAATAAGAAATATGTTGCTTTATTTGATTTAGGAAATAACAAAATAAAAAGAGTTAATTTTGGTAGTAAAAAAAGCAGTACTTATTTAGACCATAAAGACCCTATTAAAAGAGAAAATTATATAGCAAGACACACAGCATTAGGGACAGAAGATTTTAATGACCCATTAACACCCGGTAGCCTTTCATTGCATATTTTATGGGGTGTTTATCCAGATTTAGAAATGAATATAAACAATTTTAAACACATGTTTAAATTATAAGCGGGAGTAGTTAATAAATAAATACATTTATATTATTTATTTATTAATTTAGATTATTTATTTAATAAATTAGATTATTATATTTTAGATTATTATTAGATTATAATAAAAATGGATTAAATATTTAATCAATATTTTAATAATTTATAAATTATTATTTTTTATATTGTTTTTAGATTATTTTTAATCATATTTAGATTATTTTTATAACAATTTATATTATTCTATATTATTATTGTTTAGATTATTGTTTTAATCCACAATGTAACATAGAATATATTATTTAACTACTAAAAATAATATATTCATGTATTTATTTTTTAACCTCTAACGTATCAATTAAAAAAATAACATCATCATAAGCTTTTTTTACACGATTAACAAAATATAAATATTGTCCTTCATTCATATCCCCTAGCTCTAATGCTTTTTCATATGCTTCTAATGAATTACTTAAAATAGTAACAAATTTAGTTTTAAATGAAGGTAGTTTATCATAATTCTCATTTAAAATAACACTATACATTTTTTTTTTAAGCTTCCAGAATTCTTTACAATATTTATTAGTATTTAACCAGTTTAATTCATGTTTATATTCTTCGCTCATATAAGGTTTGTTTTTTAATTTCTCTCCAGCCACATATACATTATAATTATAATTATTAATATTTTCATTCATTTCATTAAAATTCATATCAATAATAATTACAGCATTAGCAGTTTCAATTTCAATAGGAGGCATGTTTATAATATAATATAATAGTTAATCTTTAAGTAGTTTATATATAATTATTTATTATTTAACCTCTTCCGCCTTTTCTTGTTTTAATCTATATAATTCTCTTCGTTTTTCATTTATATAATCCTTATTAGCATTATAATATGCTTTCTTTTTTGCATATATTTGCTCTCTATGAGTTTCATTATATGCTTTATTTTGTATTTTAATTTTATCCTTATTTAACTGCTTATATGCTTTATTCTTTTCTCTTATAATGGCTCTATTATCATTTTTATATTCTGCACGTGTACGACCAGCAATTAACATATTAACGCAATCATTTTCTTTTTGGTATTTGCCTTCAATCCGCTCTAATTCGCGTTTATTAGCACACTTGATTTCTTCAATTAATTCAATTTTATAATCTCCACCCTCAATAACTTTAAATGAGCTATAATAAGAATATTTTTTACTATTTTTAATATAACAATAATAATCTATAACATGTTTGGCTAATCTTGCTTCTAAAGTTTGAGTTGTAGATCCTATATAAATTAAATTATTTGATAGGCTAAATATTCGGTATATTTTAGAATTTGCGTAGTTTGGAGACATTTTTTTTTATATACTAATACTTTTTATTTCTTTAACTTCTAAAAATGCTAAATAATATAATATATTTTGTTATACTTTTATTAAAAATTTTTAAGAGGGTGCGCTCCTCTTTGAGCGCTTAACGCATCATTCCACTAAATTTATCAACTTCGGTATAACCGCCGCCTTTTGGACCAGAGCCATACATTTGAGCCATTTTAACTTTTTGCTTCATTGCTTCCTTTACGGCAGGCATTTCTTTGCAAGAGCAAGCGGCCATATCTCCATGTACTCCACCGCCAAGAACCCGGTTATATTCAACAGACATCACCGGATTTACGGAGGACATTGCTTTTGCTTCTTCAACCATAGATTTAGTTAAAATTCCAGTAAAAATCTGTGAGCTGCCGGCCGTGGTTGCAAAAATTCCGCTATTAACACACATTACAACAATTTCGGGTGTAATAGAACTGCCTGTGTGTTGAGCAACAGTTATTTTGAACTGGGCGTTATACGACCCAATACAGCCAGGTGCTAAGTAATCTGGCAAACTTAGATCACAAGGTGAAAGAACCAAGAGAGCCCCTGTTGTAGGTTGAATACCAATTCCAGCATTAGTAGCAGAACGAGTTGTAAAAACATTTGATTGACCGCTAAATTGTTGCCAAGTTTGTTTTGAGCCATTTTTAACAGAAAGCGCCCAGAGCTGTTGAGCATTCATAGACGATAAGAGGCCAGAACTATTATTAAGATTAACACTAATTCCAGTAATAGCACAACCAAATTCCGCATCACGAATAGTCATACTGGACATTGGAAGACGTACTTGAATGACGAATAAATCTGGAAGTTGATTTAATTGAATATTATTAGTGTTTAAATCTTTTGTAACACCACCAGAAGCAACAGCCACGTTGGGAGTAGTTATGAAGCGCGGAATATCAGTGTAATTGCAAATGTTGCGGCTCTTAATCATATCACGGGGCTGGCTTGAAAGAAAACAAACAAGCAATTCGGATCCCCTTCTC